TCGGGGATGCCGTCAGGGATGCAGTCTGGGATGTCGTCAGGGATGTCGTCTGGGATGACGTCTGGGATGCCGTCAGGGATGACGTCGAGCAGGAGGTGCGCCGTGGATGACGGCAAGTGCGTCTGGGGTGCCGTCGGGGATGCCGTCAGGGGTGCCGTCTGGGGTGCCGTCAGGGGTGCCGTCGGGGATGACGTCTGGGATGTCGTCGGGGATGACGTCAGGGATGCCGTCTGGGATGACGTCTGGGATGCCGTCAGGGATGACGTCGAGCAGGAGGTGCGCCGTGGATGACGGCAAGTGCGTCAGGGATGACGTCTGGGGTGCCGTCGGGGATGACGTCTGGGATGCCGTCAGGGATGTCGTCGGGCCTGAAGCCGTCTACTTGATGGCGCGCAGGACGGCTATAAAGTCCTGAGACCAGTCCCATGTCTCCTGGTACAGTCGGCGCTGCTCCTCTTGCTTGGCGAGCATCCACTTCTGCTTCTCATCACTACTGTCGGCGCGCAGAGCCATGGCCCTGTCCTCGTCGGTCTCTGGCTTGATTAGTATGGTTGGGATGACGGATTCGGTTACCCAGTTGGCCGAGCAGACGTAGTGACCAACGGTCAGTTGCTGGCGCCCCTCGACGGAGAGGTAGCCCATCTGCTCGGCAGGGATAAAACGCCGGTGCGTCGGGTCCTGGAAGGCGCGAACGTTCTTGAGTGCGGGCCACTGTAGATCGAACACGGCACCAGGCTTCGCTACTCGGTACGCTTCGCTGAAAAAGAACAGGAAGGCGTCGATGCGGGTGGCATTGTAGGCCTTTATGTAGAGCGCGTCGATGTGCTCGATCACATGGCAGGCGCGCAGAGCGTCGACAGAGGAGTCCTTCCATGGCCACTGGGCTCCATTCCACAGGTCGAAGGTGAAGTCGGTTACGCCGGGCACTACGTCCACCCCCTTGTATCCAGGCGCAGGACGTGGGCCGCTGCCTAGATCGAGCTTGAACTCATCCGGCTGCTGGTAGAGGACGGCTTTGGATGTGCGTTTCTTGGTTGCCATTGACTAGTAAACAATCCCGGTTTGGACGTCCATGTGGCCGCATCGCACGCGCGTATCGCACGCGAAGCGTAGCCCAGCATGGCGCGCCTTGGCGCAGAAGCTGAGGTCCTGAGTCATGCTGTTGGAGGTCTCGAACCATGGCTGAGGAACCTTGCGAAAGGACTCCGCACGGAACAGCGTGCAGCCCATGGCCAGCCCGTTGCACTCCACCACGCTCCCGCCGTTCTTCATGGCCGCCACGATGTCTCGCGGCTTGAAGTCGAGCACGCCTGTGCGCGCGTACTCGGCTGGGTCCCCGTAGCATTGAGGAGCAGTGAACCCATCAGACTTGAGAAAGTACAGGCCACCTACCGCGTCGAAGGGACCCATCTCGATCGATTCGAGAAGCAACTGGACCGCCTCTGGCGGAGGCAACGTGTCGTCTTCCAACGTTAGAATGTAACGCCACTTGCCTAGGTCTGGGTGGGACAGGATGGCCTGAACCTGCTCGCTGTACGCCTTCCCCACCTCGGCGTTCGTCACATGGAAAAGCGCCCGCTTTTGGTTCATGCTCCACTGCAGCGCGCTCAGTGCCTGAACGAACTTTACGTGCAGCATCGGCGAACGGCTCGGGATTACCACCGACATGGAGTTGTCCCGGTAGGACGACTTGGGAACGTGCTCGATCAGTTGGTACCCGCGCATGCCCTTGAAGGCTTCTTCAGTAGCCACGTGGTCCCGTGGAACTGTGCCATCAAGCGTCTTGTCTTTCGGTACCGAAAACTGTTGCGCCTTCGGTTTTCTCACTGTACCCTCATATCGGGCCGATATGGCCCCAACAGAGGGAGAAAGTCAATGGCACAGACATTCGGGCCGCCGCCGTGCACGGGGGACAGCAAGTGGCTACTGATTCACTCGAACGGGAGTGAGAAGGTGGTCGAGGCTCATACCTGCTTTGAGGCCTGCGCAAGGGCTGGATGGGCGATGAGCGAGGTCATCACGGCCCGCCCCTACGGGATGCCCCCCGAGCTGGTAGTGGTGAAGTCATGAGCCCCTCCACGACTCCGGTACGATACGAGTGGGTTGATGGAAAGCCGCGCCGTCGAGCGGAGCCCCTTGCCGTCTGGCCAACGCCGATGTTGATCGAGCCCGCCTGGATTACCTGCCTCTCGTGGGTTATGGCTTGGAGCGCCTGTTGTTTCGTGCTACTCAGCCTCTTGCTGGGGTGCGGCTCAGACGCAGGAGGTTCCCCCCTCTCCTCCGACGATGAGCCGTGCCCTGGCACTGTTGAGGGCCCTCCTGGGCCACAGGGGGAACCGGGTACAGATGGGGAGGATGGCCAGGACGGTGTCGGTGGCGCTGACGCCGTCAGCGGCGTGCGCAAGTCGATGCTCTGCCAACTCGACGACCACCTGACGTTCGTCTCAGCGTACCTCTGGGACGTCGGTGGTGCCGACGAGGAGAATTGGGACTCGCAAGACGTGGGCCTCTGCTTCATCACGGAGGGAACCTACTCGCAGACACATCCAGTCATCGGCGCGACGTGCAGCTTGCTGTCGCCGCGCTTTCTGGGCCTCGTCTACCTGGACTTCAGCACTGACCCGCCAACGGCGTCGGGCGCGTTGTCGGGTCGCATGAACTGCTACTAGTCCTGAAAGGTCTGATAGCTGTAAAGGGCAGCGTTGGCTGACCCGGGTGAGCAGGTAATATCAACTGTCATGTCGCCGGCATTGGCCTGATCGTGTTCGTATACGAACAAGCCGGAAGTTACGGGGCCGCTAACTAAGTCCCCATCGTAGAACCCTAGCAAGTCAGACTGGGTCTGTACGAACCCGTTCATTGCCGTGGTCGTTAGTCTAAAGTTGCAGGAGTTTGCGAATAGCGGATTCGGCTCCGGAGTGTCTACATGCACTGTATAGCTGAGTCGGCTGAAGTTAGAGTAGGCTGTTACCGGGAAGGATATAGTCCCTGAGTTGCCTGAGGCTGAGTAGAACTGAGCGTACAGTGGGCTTTTGACGTTCCCGAGATCAGGCTCCGTCTCGGGCGGCGACCATTGCTGGCATCCGAAGACGGATGCGGCGACTAGAACGGATAGGGCTGTATATTGCATGATGCAATATGCCACACCCGGAGGGTGCGCATCACCCAGAAACGCCGTTCCTGAACTGCATCATTGGTAGCAAGAACGCTTGCGCCGTAGCGCTGGTAATGATTTGTGCACTCCCAATGGTGGAAGGCGGCGTCCCTGTGGCTAGAAATCCAAATAGAGGGGCTATTCCGCATGCAACAGCAGTACTCTGTGTGACACCGGCAGTGCCAAAGAAATCATTGCCAGCGCCTAATACGCGCTGGATGCTCCAGGCAGAGACGGCGTTGATGGTATTGGCTGTCGAGAAAACGAATCCCATCCAATACTGGACCCCGTCCGACAGGACGGGCTGAGAAGACCACATAGAACTATGGACAGTGTAGTAGCGGCCTCCCTGCCAGGAGTTGTTTCTTAGTGCGCTGGCCGTGGAGTTGATGGTCGTGCTCGATATTCCGCTGCTGAATGAGTTGATCAGACTCAGCTGCGTGCTGTTAGCTAGTGTGTATAGGCCGCCGCGCATCGTGAGGCCCCATGACACGGTGTTTTGTGTGCCCGTGCCCACAGCGCCCCTGACTAGGAAGTCCAGGGTTCCCAGGGTCATTCTCCCCTTGAAAGGACCGTGGATGTCTATCGGGAATACCAAGAAGCTGCTGTTCGAGTTGATGATGTCGGCGACACCGTTGCCGCCGGTGTTCCAGTTCCTCCAGTGGGTCACGCCGCCGCCTACGCTCGCGGTGACCTCAACCCCGCGCCCCTCTGCGTCGTTGCTGGTGGCCACGCCGAACGTGACCCCGTTGCCGTTGACGAAGTTGATCTTGGAGATCTGAAAACCTCCTGTCGTTGTTATGTTAGCGGTCACCCTCATCATGGCTGTAGCTCTAACCGACGAGCCATTGATGTCGAAGACAACGTTGTTCACGGAGGCGGACGCCGCTCCTGCCGTTACGGCGGTCCCGTTACTAAACACGACGGTGTTATCGGAGACTGTGGAGCCACTGGCCGCGATAGCTACACCGCCGCCACCGCCTGCGTCAACGCTGGCCAGAAGCGTGGCCGCGCCAGCCGCCGTCGACAGCGAGAAGGTAACGTTGCTCGCGTTGCTGAATGCTAGGCGTGTGACGCTGGCGCTGTTGCCTCCGATGTGCGACGCGAGCCAAGACTGCTGAGCAGCGCTGGCCGTTATGCGCATGCTGGCGCCTGTGGTGTCCAGGCCGAAGCTTACGTTGTTGGAATCGCCGAAGCTGAGGGCACTGGTGCCGATTACACCGCTGACACCACCCAGGATGTTGCGCACGTGGTTGGCGCTGACGGTCAGGGTCGAGTTGTTCTGGCCAAAGGAGAAGCCGTTCGAGTTGCCGTAGTTCCACGCGCTCAGGAGCGACGTGGCGCCTCCCGCTCCGAAGCTAATGCTGGCCGCCGCGCGGACTGTGGCGCCAGAGGCATTCGTGGATACCGCGAAGCCGACGTTGTTCACACCGGTAGTGAAGGCTAGGACCGTGGCGTTTACGCTGCTGCCGTTGGCTCCGGTGACGTTGAGGAAGGGCTGTCCCGTGACCGTCGACCCATTCAAACCGAACGACATGTTGTTGCTGTTCGAGAAGACGACTTGACCGAGCGCTACGCTGGTCGTTCCGGCGCTGATGCTGCCCGCTGCCGCACCGCCTACGCTGGCCGTGACGGTCGATCCATTCATTCCGAAGGACACGCCGTTGCTGTTGCTGAAGACGATGGTGCCGGCGCTCTGACTGGAACCCGCGGCGCTGATGGCCGCCCCGCCAGCTGCAGCTGCCACGCTAGCGAATAGAGTGGCCGCGTTGACCGCCGTACTCAGGCTGAACGTGACGTTGGAAGCATTCTGGAAGGCGAGCCGCGTGACACTTGAGACGCTCTGCCCAGCCACGTGCGAGAGCAGGCCAATCTGGGGGTCTGCGGTGCTGGCGACGGTTGCGCTAGCCGTTAAAGTCGACCCGTTCAGGCCGAACGTGACGTTGTTCGCGTTAGAGAAGACTACCGTGCCATTGGTTACGGTCGAAGCTCCGGCTGCCACTCCACGCGGAGCCGCATAGTTCGCGGTTATCTGAGGTATTATACCAGACCCGGCGACGATAGACCCGGTCGCTGACCAGGACAGGCCGTTAGAGTCGATGAACTGAAAGGCCTGGGCATTGATCGTCGATGTGCCGACTATGACGCCGACCCGGGCCGCGCCCAATAAGGAGTTCCCGCTTAGCCTCCAAGCCACGTTCGCGGAAGATACCTGGGCATTGAAGAGGGTGTTCAGCAGCGGGAGGAACAGCGTCCCGCTGGACATGAGCGACCCGGTAGCGTTCGTGATGCTGCCAGTCTGGGACGCTGCGAACGGGGACGCGCTGACCGCTCGTATGTACGCTCCAATCGCCGTGCTGGCCACAGTGGCCCCGCCGCTCGCCACGCCCGCGATGAACGAGACGACGACAGCCTCCCCCTCGGTGAACGGGTTGACATGACTGGACTCGACAGGCGTGACCCCGAGGTCCCAGTACGCCCCGTTGTCCGTCATCGTGTTCAGATTGAACCGGACGAACCGGCCTGGGTTGATGGCGTCTGAGAGAGTGACCACGCCAATGGGGGTCGTTATGCTGCCCTGCATGACGTCGAGCCAGGCGACGGCACTCGTCAGGCGCGAGTTGAGTTCCGACAGGCGGATGGTGGTCGCCGCGTTCTGTGTCGCGTTGTCGAGCCGTATGCGCCCTGACGTCGGGTCAGCCGCCGCCGTGTTGGTCGAGAAGTAGTAGCTGAGCGGGTTCGCTGACGGCGCGTTGTCGGCGACCTGCAGGAATATCTCGTTCAGCTTCTCCCGGTTCGCCTTCAGGCTGGGGAATACCTCGCGGTTGAGGTAGTCCATCAGGTTGGGGCCTGACGGGTCCCCGGTGAAGGGGCGGACTGCGCGGACTACGCCGGCACGGGTCGCGCTGAATCCGTCGACCCGTTGGGACTGCGCGAGCTGGCGGTTGCTGCAGGTAACCATTTCACGGGTTATCGATCGCGGAGATGCCCGAGTACCGAACGAATACGGTCTCTGGCGCGTTCACCAGTACGGTTCCAACGCCTACCCAGTGCCCCGTCAGGCGCTCCGGCTTGCGCGCATTGAAGTCGAGATGGAAGTCCCCTACGCTGTCCTTGGCAATGATGCTGGAGAACCCGGCGGGTGAAGTGGTGACTGGGCCGATGGTGGTATACGTCCATTGCAATTCAGTCCCGTCGACGCCTTCGCGCAGCCAGAACTCCACGAATACTGGGTCCGCGTCGGCACCCGCTGCGTCAGTGAACTTCTGACTGAAGCGGTGAACTTCACCGATCTCGATGCTCATGTCAGGGTCATGCTCGCTTCCACGGTCAGGGCCCCCGTGGGCCCCATGCGTAGAATGAAGGTGTTGAGGCGCTGCAGTCCTATAGTCGTCACGGTCACGGAGACAGACGGCAACTCGATATCCCCGCCGCCCCCCACTGCCGAGATGGTGCCCGTCAGACAGACCGCGCTATCCTCGTCGAGCAGGCGGAAGTTGTTCGCGTTGCCGAGCACCGCTACCGCCGCGTTCGTGATGGGCGGACCCGTGACGATGATGCTGTCCGAGAAGGCAGAGGCGAACGGCGTTGCGCCCAGCGTGAAAGTCACCAGGTTCAGGTTCGTCTGGCGGATGACAAGCGCCGCGGAAGAGCCCGTCGAGTCGATGGCCGTTGCGAAGCCATTGAGCATGAAGGCCCGGGTGGGCAGCGTGAGAGCTAGGGTCACGCCGAGAGCGCAATCGTTGCGTTGTTGAGTAGCAAGTCCGTGGCCGCTGCTTTGCTCGTGGACTTGTGTGGGTTCAGGGCGATGGCCACGCGGAAGATTGTCGGCACTTCCAAAGCGTTCGTGTACCTAAACCGGATGTCTTTGAACATGCCGACGTAGACCTCCTCATCGTTGACGGCGAAAGCAGGGGCCGTCCCGTCGGCTGTCGTGGCGTTATAGAAGACGGTCCAGGTAGTCCCCTTATCATCTGAGAACTCACCCACGATGGCGCCAGTCCCTCCACCTAGGACACTGCCGATGGCCAAAACGAACTGAAGCCACTGCAAGCCCAGCAGATGGAAACTCCCTCCCGCTGGCGTTTGGGTGGAGGGGAAAGCGACGGTGCTGTCAAACAGCGTCACCGTGCCGGAGATCGTGGGCGTGCCGCCCGCGTAGGTGATGATCGTCTGACCGTTTGAGCCCATCATACAGAAGTCTCTTCTTTCACTTGCTTTCCCTCTTCTTTTTGCGCTCCTCCTCGGAGGATAGCATGGCGGCCTTGCCGGCCCTACCGCCACGAACACCGGTGTGGCTTTCGAGCATCCGCATCGCCGGGTAGCCTAGTCGCATCATGCCAGCATCGGCGAATCGACTCGCCGCGCCATAGGCCGTCTGGGGTAGTTGGCGACCCGTGCCCGCCGCCCCGCCGCCCATCTCGCTCCGGAGCGCCTTGAGCGGGTCGAGGTTCCGGATGCGCTCGATATTCTGACGCACCCCGGCACGGTCCGCGGCGGCCCTGACAGCCTCCACGCGGGGGAGCTCCCCGGGGCGCTGGTTGGCGTAGGAGACGAGGGCAGGGAAAGCATCCCCGCCCGGCGCGGCCAACTCGGCTGCCGCCTTGACCGCCTCGATCTGCTGGGCGTGCTCCGCCTGGTGCGCGGACCACCCACCGGGAACTCCGTTGCGCGGGCGCGCGTCACGGTCCTTCAGAGTGGCGATGTAGAGTTCCCGGGCCTCCCGGGCGCCTGCCCCCCGCGGGTCGGGCTGGAGCGTCTCCAGGGTCCGCTTGAGGGTCTCGTGCTGGGCCGAGTTGTACCGGCGAGGGGTTACGTAGACCTTCTCGACACCCTTGCGCTTGAGGGCCTGGGCCAGGCCCACGATGCCGGCACCGGCGGCAGATACGTTCGAGTCTTTGCTCTGTGATGCCGCGGTGCCAGCCAGGACGGCGGCGCCTCCAACGATCTCCCATCGCCCGTCAACGGCATGCTTCCCCGGGATGTTCTCTACTCGCCTGATGAGCCCCTGCTTCTCCAGTTGTTCTACCTCCCACTCGGGGCTACCGTGCTTGCCTAGCTTCTCCTGCAGTTGGTGCTTGGTCAGCGGCTCCTTAGAGCCCTTGAAGACGTCGAGCGCGGGCTGGAGTTTCGCGTCAACCTTGGTTGTCTCGCGCGCGCCGCCCCCCGCGTTGTCCAGGTAGACCAAGTGGCGAGGGGAGTCGCCGACCATCAGGGCCGAGTCGTGGTCCGCCTTGGTCAGCGACGGCGTGTTGTCGTTCCGCATCAGGACGACCTTGCCGTCCCGTTGGAGTTGCTTCAGGGCCACGTCCTGTTCGGCCTTGGTGCCCGGGAGCGAGCCGCGGAGTTCTGCCAGGGTCACGCGCCCACCGCGCGCCTTGGCGGCAGCTGACTCGACGGCGCCCAGAACCGGGTCAGCCTTCGGAATGTGCCGGTCCGGGTTCATGCCGGGCTCGTCGGAGAGTTTCGAGACCCGCGCGTTGTCTGCGCGCTGCGCGTCCCGGTAGGGGGCCATCGCCTCACCGTAGTCGTTGCGCGCTGCGTTGCTGGCAGGGTACAGTTTGGTAGGGGTAACGTCCCGCTGGGGCAGCCCCTGGATAACCCCGTCTGGGCGCTTCTCTTTGCCCTTAGGCGGAATGGTTCCGGCAGTGCGCACGTCGGGAGGGGCTTCCGTCTTGGGGCGCTGCAGGTCAGTGATGTTATTGGGCTTGCCGCCGCCACCGGTAGGCTCCGCGGGGGGCTTCTTGGAGGGCAGCAGCTTGCGCTTCCACTGTGGGTCGAGGAAGGCTTCCGCCTCGTCCACGGTCATCTCGATCGCGCCCTCCTTGGGCTTGGTCGATACGCTCTGAATTTCGCTGTTGAACACCCTCTGTACCTTGCGCGCCGCCGCGGGGTTGGCGATTGGCTTCAGTTTGCCCGTGTCGCCGCCCGCCGGAGCGTGGTGCTCCCTCAGAATCTTGAGCGCCGTCTGCTGCGTGTTGGTGACGGGAAGAAGCATCTGCCCCTCGTTCGTGGCGTGGTAGGCGGCGTTCTCCTCACCCACCCGCTTGGTCACTTCCTCCACAGCCCTCTTCTGGCCCTCGGCAATCTTGGGAGCGACCTCGCGCGCCATCACGTCCACCGGGTCGACGTCCAGCTTCTTGGCTCCCTCGATCGCCTTGGCTGATTCCTTGGGAGGAACCGGTCCCTTGCCGAGTTCGAAGGTGCCGCCCGTCTGCTCGAAGCGCCCCGGGGCCCCCTTGTACCGCGAGCCGTTGCGGAACCAGTCCGAGCCTTTCGCGGCGAGCGAGCCCAAGGCTTCCCCCCCAACGCCTAGACCGACGTTGAGGGGATTCAGTCCCGCGTCCCGGACGCGCTCTCCAGCCTCCTCCAGGCTCGTACCGGGGCCTCCGGTCTGGGCCATGCTCGCCGCCGCGTCTACGGCTTCCTGCCCGCCCTGGACGGCTGCGCCACCTGCCACAGCTGCCGCGCCGCTGGTAGCCAAGCGCGCGCCTATGCCCGTGCCCACCCCCACCTTGCCCGCCAGAGACTTGCCTCCGCTCGCCACCACGTCGTAGAGGGCATTGCTGGCGCTCCAGGGCTTGAGCGCACCAAGCCCCACGAGACTGGTGGCGCTGGGGACGATGCCCGTGACCTGGCCGGCGGCAGTGGCGTAGGGATGAGCGTCCCTGACCGCGTCGTTCGACTCTGCCAGGCTCTTGGCTCCCTCGGTAGGCCCCCCCACAATCTCGTCACGAGGCTTGCCAAGTGGAGGGGCGTTGCGGTCGACGGGAAGCCCCAGCGCCTCCATGTCCTGCAAGTATTTCTCCCTCTCCTCGGGAGACTCAACATCCGAAGTGCCCATCACCTCGCTCGCCTTGCGGATGCCCCCGAAGGTGGCCGTGTCATCCACGCCCATGACGAAGGCGGACACTGTGTCGAAGGCCGGCGCGACGCTGCCCTTCAGCTTCATGCCGAGCGTGTCGATAGCGCTCATCGCCCCGCCGCTCTGGAGCCAGGGGGACTTCGAGTAGCGATAAGCGGTCTTCCCAGAAGACGCCGCCGCCTCTGCCGTGTCGCGCCATTTCTTGTCGGCGTAGGCCTGGTAGGTGATGGACTTCTCATCCAGCTTGGCGATGTCCTCCGGAGTGGGCTGGAAGTCGGGGTCGGGGAACAGGGCCTTGTGGACCTCGGGGTTCTCCATCATCTCGCGTCTGGCGAGTGCAATCGGAGGCTCGTAGACGAATACGGTACCCTTGGCGCTGCCCTCGGGGTTGCGCATCCACTCCTTCTGAGCCGCCTCATCCCCATCGGGATTGGTAGACGCCGGCTGCGCCGCCAAAGCCTGAGGCAGCAGGGGCATGCTCGGGTCGAGCTGGTCGACAATACCCTGATGTCCCGAGGCCTCCTCCGCCGATTCCAACTCCTTCAGCTCCGCTTCCTCTTCAGGCGTCAGGGCCATTACTGCTGCTCCTTCTTCCTGCGAAGTTCTGCAATGCGCGCGGCGCGGGAGGCGGGGTCGTTGGCGAATACTGGGTCAGCCGCCGGCATGGGCTTGTCGTACTGGCTCGGGAGTTCCGTGCCGCTCTCCTTCTTGGCTACGAACCTCACCACGTCGTAGGGGTCCACTTCCGACAGCAGGTCGCCGTCCTCTGCCCGGAGTTCCGCCGTCGCCTGCTTGATGTACGTTTCGGTATCATTCGAGCCCGGAGGCGCGTACTTCGAGACGAACTGTCGGATGGTGAGGCCCTTGTCGGCGTCCTTCTCCACCTGCTCGCGCAGCGCTGTTAGCCCAGCGTCGGGACTCGCGAACTTGGCCCAATGCCCACCGTCCTCCGCGGCTTCGCCCTCCTCCGCGCCGGACTGCCCCGCGAACTTGAGGTTGCCGGGGTTGTTGTGGGTGCTCGCGATTCGGCTGCTCTCGGGGATGGTCACCCGCGGGCCGTCGCCGTCGAACTCGCCACGGTCCGCGCGCTCCGCAAGCGCCGGGGAGCCGCCGGACACGTGCCGTGCGGGCACTGCCGCCGTACGCCCGGAAGCAGAAGCGCCAGCCTTCTTCCGCTTGGCCTCGTTGTACTCGTCGCGAACGTCCTTCGGGATGACCGTGTCCCGGTAGCGCGCCCAGCCGCGCCCTACGTTGGGGTCCATGCCATCGCCGGAGGTCTCTGTGTCGATGCTCTCCAGGAATCCATGCAGCTTCTTTCGGTCGATCTCCTGACTGTTCTTGACGACTCCGAGGATGGCCTGACGCTGCTCGAAGTTCAGGCCGCCGTCGACCATCTTGTCGATGTGGGCCATGACCTGATCCAAGGTCGACATGGAGTCCATGCCCAGGGCCCGCTTGATATCGCCCTCCGTCTTGGCCCCCTTCTCGGCGAGCATCGAGGACATGAGAGACCCAATCATGCGGTCGTTGTTGGGGTCATTGTCCGTCAACACGTCTTGAATCTGCTGGGCCGCCTTGCGCGCTTCGAGAGACGTCTTGATGCCCAGTTGGTCGCCTGCGGTGCGGGCCTGCGTGAAGCCGGTGTTGACCAGTCGCTGCTGTTCCATCGGAGTCAGACCGGTGCGGCGCTCCGCGAACTGCGCCGCCTGGGCCTCTGCCGCCACCTTGCCGCGAGCCGCCGCGTCCGGGCCGCCACGCAACTGGTCGAACATCTTGACCGATTCTTTGGTGCCCAGACCCATGGCCTCCGCCGCTGCCGCCGTCTTGGCAGCGCTCTCCCGGTCCTCCTCGGGGTAGGCCTCCACCAGGCTACCGAGCGCCGGCTTGAGCCGCTTGAGTGTGTTCTGGTGCTGAGCGCTCAGGTCGATCACGTTCTTCGGTACGGCGCCCATCGTGTCGGGAGCGTCAGGGCCACGCGCGGGAGCGCCCGTTTCCCGGGCCTGCTGGGAAGCCGCCAGGGCCTGGGTGAAAGCGTCCTGAGTGCTGCCGATGCCCGGGGGAGCCCCGAGCGGTCCGGATTCGTTGGTAGGGTAGCCGATGCCCGCCGCGCCCATCTCGTCGCCCGCCGCTGCTGCCTGCTGCCGCTTGGAGTATTCCTCCTCCGCGTGCGCACCCTTGTTCATGTCGATCGCGTACCGGGGCAGGCCCAACTCGTCCTCTCCCTGCAGGTCCACGCCCATGCCGAGCGAGTCCATCATGGGGACCAGCGCGCGAGCCCCCTCGATATCCCCCGAGCCGTTTAACTCGCTGAATTTCTGGTATGCCTCCAGCTTCTGCTTCTGGATGGCCGCCTGCTTCTGGGCGTCGAGTTCGGCAATCTGGCGCTGCCCCTGCATCGTCTCGCGCGCCATGCGCCCGCCCTCTTCGAGCTTAGCCAACTCCAACTGCCTAGCCTGCTGAGCCTTGGTGTTCTCGAACTCCTCGCGCATCAACTGCATGCGCTGCAACTCTAGCGACGAAGGCTCGTCGGACTCGGGCGATGGCCTGAGCGCCGCCAGCGGGCTGAGTTGCAGGACAGAGGAATGGACGGGCATTAGCGGGCCCCTCGCGCTGTCTTCTGCGCAGCGTCAAAGGCTGCCTTGAGGTCCTGACGCAGCGCCTCCTTGCGCTTGTCGTCGTACCCAGCCTCCTGCAAAGCGGCGTCTCCCGTGGTCGCCATGTAGTCCTCGAACGACTGGTACTCGCCGGAGCTGGCCGCTGCCTGAGCGTCAGACAGGGTCCGCTGGACCTGGTCCGTCTGCCTCATGGTCGCGTCGACCGTGGACTGGTTACGGTTCTGCCGCTGCTGCTCCGCGCCCTGGGCCTGATTATTGAAGGCGTTCAGGCGATTCAGATCGTTCTGAGATGCCTGGTTTTCGATGTCCGCTCCGAGCCGTGTCCGGTCGTTCTGGAGCCCCGCCGCCTGATTGGCCGCGTTCGTCTGTGCCGTGAAGTCCGCCCGGTTGCTGTCGTCGGTCCGGAATGCCGTGTCCGCCCCGGTCTGGAACCGGTTCAGTTGGGTCTGGTCCGCGTTGTTCATGGCATTGGTGCGTGCTTGGAACCGGTTGGTCTCAGCCGTGTCCGCTTGGCCCGCGATGTTGCCGAGCGCATTGAGACCCGAGACATTCGAGTTCTGGGCGCCCAGGGCCTGAGTGTCAGACTGGTTCGCCATGTTGCCCATAACCTGGTTCCGGTCGAGTTCCAGCTGGCCCTGCTGGTTGTTGATGTTCGCGAAGGTCTGCGCGCCCTGAAGGTTCTGGTTGAATGCGTCCGTTGCTGAGACGTCTGCGCTCCGGGCCTGATTGCCTAGCATCGTCTGCTGGCCAAGTGTCTGCTGTCCCGCCTGGTTGGCGAGGTTGCCGAAGGTGTTCAGGCCCTGTAGGTTGGCCCCGAAGGCAGCAATGGAGGACTGGTCTCCTGCTTGCGCCTGCTGGCCGAGAAGCGCCTGTCGGTTGCGTTGCTCGACCGATCGCTGCATCTCCGCGTCAAAGGATCGGTTGGCCCGCTGCGCCTCGATATCCGTGATGACGTTCCCGACGCCACTGAGGGCCTCGGAGGAGCCATAGACTCCTCTGCCCGCCGCCTGCTTGTTGTAGTTCTGCACGCCGAGCTGCGATGCCCGATCGTAGAACGGGTCAAAGTTTGCGATGGGCAAGTCCCCGAAGGCTCCCTGAGTCTGCTGGTACTGCTGGGAGGATAGGTTGGGGTCGCTGTACTTGCCTGTCGTGCCAGCCTGCCCCTGGACCTGGTCGTAGAACTGCTGAGCCGCCAGGGGCCCGCTCGACGCGTTCTGGTTGAACTGACCCTGAGCGTTGTTCTGTCCGTTGTACGTGCCCTTCTGGTCGTACTGTCCAGCGATCTGGCCCAGGCCCTGCTCGCCCTGGGTGCCATTCGCGAGCGACTGGGAACTCTGGTTGAACTGGCCCTGAGTGTTGCCTGCCCCCTGGAAGTTGGTGAACTGGTCCTGCTTGGCCTGGGCCTGGGTGTTAAACGCGCCAGCAGCGCCTGTTGGCGCCATGGCCTGGGTAGCTTCGCGCGCGAACTGCTCGCCCGCGAACGGGCTGTTGAGCGCCCCCTGTTGCTGGTTCCAGTACTGCTCACCCTGGCCCGGTCCGTTCAAGGTGGTCAGGTTTTGGTTCAGGAAGTTCTCACCCTGTGACGCCGTCCCCGTGCTCTTGGCCGAGTTCTGCAGGAAGGCTGACGCTGGGTCCTCTAGCAGGCGGTTCTGGGTGGCTTGAATGGCCTGCTCGCCGAGTCCCTGGTTGACGAAGTTGTTCCCTGGGTCCTGGAGTGGGGCCCCTGGTTGCAGACTTGGATTGGTGGCGCGTGGCCCCGCCGCGCCAGAGGCCCCAATATTCAGAGGCGTCGGCAAGGCGCCTGCGGACGGGAACGCCTGCCTGCCCGCATCGGTTGGGGGCGCGGCAGAAGCCGAGATGGATCGCTGCGCGGCGGCTGGGTCTAGTACCCCCGGTTGTGGCGCGAACGAAGGGCGGATCGCGGCCGTGGGCTGAGAGGCGATACTGAGCTTGGATGTTCCCGCGTTAAATGGCGAAGCGAAGGGGGCGCGGGTCACCATTAGAATTTCCTCGCTGCTTGGGGCGCTCGCTGCTGCAGAGGTGCCGGACCGCTACCGACCGGAGAAATGCCGCTCATGATCATCTGTCGGCGCTTCTCTTCCTCTTGCTGGAACTGGGCCTGTTGCGCCTTCCATTGAGCAATCTGTGCCTCTTTGGCCGGGTCACCCTGCCCGCCATTAGCCGCCAACTGAGGGTCGAGCGGAGGAGGCTTCATGGGGTTCTCAGCCATGGCCGCGAACTGCTCGGGAGCGAACGCGGCCTCTGGCCCGTACATCTTGGCCATCATCTGGTTCTGAGGGTTGAAGGCGAGCAGGCGCTGGCCGAGCGCGTTCATCCCAGCCGTCTGCATCTGCTGCTGACGCTGCTTGGCCTCTGCCGCCATCTGCTCTTGCTTGGCCAGTAGCGCCTTCTCGGCCGCGGTCTTGCGCTGATCGAGTGCCGCTATCGCCAGGGTCCCAGCCAGGCCCGCTGCGTCAATGACGTTGCCCGCCGTGATGCCGCCCGCTGCCGCAGGAGCCGCTGCCGCCGCCCCGCCAGCCACAGCGGGGGCCGCTGCCGCCGCACCCCCTGCCGCGGCTGGGACGGCTGCCCCCGTGGCGACTCCGCCGGCCGTTGCGGCATTGCTGGCAGCTGCCGCCGACGCTGCCTCTGCCCCAGCTGCCCCAGCTGCCCCAGCTGTGCCGCCCGCCGCAGCCGCTTCACCTAACCCCAATGCAGCGGCGCCGCCTACCGCTGCGCCGCCCCCTACCACGGCGTAGGGCGCCGACAGGACACCCAGGGTCCAGGGGTCGCTGATGATGTTCCGCATCACGCTGGGCCGCGCCTTGGGGTGACGCTTGGCATAGTCCGGGGTGACGTAGCCCGTTGCTTGGTTTATTCCGTCAGGGGAGCCGAAGGCTAACCCCTCGGGCGTGGCTCGGTTGGCTAACCCCGGAGCATTCACATTGGCTGTGGCCTGACCCTGGGTGCGGAGAGCGTCCTGGCGCCGCCACATCTCGTTGTTCGATAGGCTGCCCGGATTGGCCGGGTTGGGCTGGTCGTTAGGGTCGGAAGACGGTCCTGTCGACGGCGCGCTCTGGAACGGGTTCGCGAACTCGCTGCTACCGCCGTCCAGAAAAGCTGCTGTGTTTGCGTCTGCCATGGCGAATGCATCCTATCACGTGGTCAAGAATCGAGGGCCAGGAAGGTCTCGGAGGCGCGGACCAAAAACAACCCGGCCGAATTGGCCCAGCGAAACCGCCACTGCCGGCGCCGGTAGATGCCGAGCGAACGCAGTGTGACCATGGGAGTTAGGTCCCCGTCCTCCACGCCCAGGTCGATCTCGATACTCGTCCACTCGTCGCTCAACTCGTCACGGTACTCCAGATAGCAGGAAACCCCGTGGGACAACTCCGGTGTGCGCTTGAAGGTCAGGTGAACCGCCACCGACTGCTTGAGGTTGTCGGTGTCCCGGTCGATAAAGCCCGTGGAGACGAACGCCACGATGGGCTCACCGAGGTCGGTCAGGTTGTCGAGGGAGAGCGTCCGGATGGTGCCGTCTTCGAGCCCCACGACGTTCAGGCCTCCGTCTGAGCGCATGTGGTGGCAGAGGACCGGGAACATCGTGAAAGCCCCCGTAGCCTCGTCGTAGGTGGCCCAGCGGGACCAGCCTATGCCGGGCTGGAGAACCAGGGTCTCCTGATCGGTCTCGAAGCGCAGCACCAGGCAGTCGGCGAAGGACTCGTCGAATCTGTAGGTGTAGCACTCCTCCGGGTTGCTCAACTCGTTCAGGGTTGCTTGGACCGCGCCGCCCACGTCGTCCCATTGGCGACCGTCGGAGGTTACGAATCGTGTCTGGTGGTCTAGGAAAGCGTACTTGTCATCATACTTGGCGACGCTGTAGGGCGCTATGCAACCTGCCTCCCGGGTGATGGAGGGGGCGAAGACGACCGAACTGTCCGGCGCGAACAGTTGGAGCGAGGTGGTGCCGAACAGAAACAGGTCGTTGGTGTTCTCCGCGCACGCGACGATATAGTCCGAACGCGCCTCGGCCGTGAAGAAGCCGGCCGCGCCGGGGGATGGGTCCCATGTTTCGTGTCCCGAGAAATCGACGATACCCTGGCTGATGTCCGAGTAGCGAATCTTGGTCTGGTCGAGCTGGGTGTCGTTGGCCAGGATTCTGGACGAGTTGGTGAAGACGTGGCTCGCGAGCGGTGGGCAGCCCCCTAGGAACGACATCTCGTGACGGTCGGGGTTGGGGTTGGTGAAGTTGGGGGCGCTGAACGTCTCGGGGCGGATGTCGATCTTGCCCATCTCGGCCCCGCCGGCCAGAATGAGCAATGACTCAGTCTCTGCGAAGGTGGGTCGCGGAAAGCGCGTTGTGGCGATGGCTCCGGGAGTCGATAGACGGTCCTCATTGGCCGTCCCCGTCCCCACCAGAGTGGCCACCCCTCCCACAATACGATAGACATTTCGACCCGCATTGTGCCCTCCCCCCGAAGCGTTCACCGTTGCCCCCACCGCGTAAAGCACGCCGGGGTGTATTCCGCTCACGGTAGCCGTGCCGGTGGTGTGCGCTACTCGGTCTTGGGTGAGGTAGAGGCCCAGCACCCCGGCGGCATCAATGGAAGTCGCAGGCGCAACACCCGTGTAAGCGGCGAGTCCTGGTCGCTTGCGGAGGACTCCACGCGCATCGGAGATGACGTTGTAGGCTTCGGGGCTGGCTCCGCTGATTTCTTCAGACGAAGTTTCGAGAGTTGGCCCGAATGGGATCGCGGCTGTTTGGGGAGTGGACAAGCGTCTAGTCCCCTGTTCGCCAGACAGCTTCCACAGCGGTCGTTAGTGAACCGCGCCATGTCACGACGCCCTCACGAACGTGTACATCTCGTGCGCGCGCCGCGCGAGCAGGCCGTTGTTGACGTTGCCGCCGACCTTGTTCCAGACCACGAACTGACAGGCCGCTTCCTTGTAGTTGCCGGCGTTCAGCCGCTTGACGAGCGTCGACGTCTTGAACGCATGCTCGCCGATGTTGAAGGCTAGGCTCACCAAGGCGTCGAATTGCCCCTGTGTTAAAGGTACGGTCACGCTGGTAGCGACGGCCAACTCGAACCGAGTCAGGTCCGCTGCTAGCGCCTCGTGGACCTTATCCGGCGTCCACAGCGAGTCCGGATGCACGTCGGGGCCCGTGTGCCCAACGCCGATGGTCCAGATGCCGCCCACGTCACGGTAGGCCTTGAGCACGGAGCCCTCAAAGTCGACGATGGCTTCCAGGCCGTCTTCGGAGAGTTTCATCGCCCGTTGCTCCACTGGGACTGATAGCTCAGCACGGCCTGAGTGGACGTGTGCTCGAACGAGTAGTTGATGCACTCGTTCTTCTTGGCGAGCGCGATGGGCAGCAGGTACGCCGCTTTCTCGGTCAGCGACGAGTCCACGGCCAGGTCATGCGCGAGCAGCCACACCAGCGCCTCGAACCAGTACCGGTGCAGGTCCGGCGTCTTGGTACCGTCGGCGCTCGACCCGAGCAGACGGACCGTCTTGACGCGCATCACGCCGTGCTCAGACGGGACAGGCCAGAAGCGCAACTCCACCGTGGCACCCGACCGGAACGCCGCGTACAGCTGTGGACGCGACGAGATGCTCCCCTTGGTGGTCAGCGCCTGCCAGGACGACAGGCCAATCTGGGTGCACACCATCTCACCGTTAGTGTGCTTCGTGTCCGGGTTCTCCGAAGGAATGAACATCGCGTCCTCGTAGACGTCGAGGATGCTGTCAGGCAGCGTGTACTGGCTTTCGCCAGCCACGATGGGTAGCTCGTAGAAACCCATGGTCCGCGCCATAAAGCCACGTGTCGCCAGTCCATCCAGTATCAAATCCAATAGTTGCCGACCGTGCTCCAGCCGAGGAGTCATGTTCGCGCCCGAGAGCCTGGCCTCCACCGGGAGCAGCCCCGCGCGCTTGTAGCTCAACAATATTAGAGTGTTGATGCTGAGCGGTACCGACGGCAATGAGTTGGCGACCATTTAAGAACCAGGTGCCAGCCAACTAGCGCTGAAGTTGGGGGTAAAAAACTCAGGGTCCCGGGCGATGCCCGCTACGTCGTAAGCTCCCGCTGCCGAGTACTCAGATTCGAACCTACCCAAGTACATCGACCTCCCCTTGCAGGCGATCGTCGCTTGCCATTTCCCGCCGCTCCAATGCACGCCTCGGAATCTGGATGAGCGACCCTCCTGTTTCCTGATCTGATTATGCTGGTTCTGACCGGTAGTGCATACGCGTAGGTTAGAGCGGCCGTTGTTGAGCCCGTTGCCGTCCACATGGTCAGTCTTGGAACCCTTTGGGGTTCCAGCTATCACGGCGTGCATAAGCACTAGCCGCTGCCCGCCTCTCGGCCCTACTGTTCTCTGGGCGTACCAGGTATAGCGCGTCTTGGCAGCGGTCCACTTGTGAGCATTCAAGGACTCGAAGTCCTCGTCATCGACCAGCGCCGCTTGCCCCCGAGTTAGCTTAATCTCCCTCATAGAGAACCCAGGGTAGGCGATGCAGACAGCACTTACAACCCCGTGCCGGCGTCCCGGTTGATGAGGTCACAGCCCTGCACGGCACGAACCACGTTGGCCACGTTCTGAGCCGTAATGGCCATCGGGTCCGCCGGCAAAGCCTGCAGAGCGTTCAGTTTGCATACCACATCAGCAGGCACGCGTAACGGTTGAGACCTAGCGCCAGAGCATGCGGCCACGCCAGAGCAGGCAACTAACACAAACCACTTCATGTTTACTCTCCTCCTAGGGCTGTGTTGGTTCGTCCTCGTCGTCCACTGACGACGTCCGAGACGATGTCACTCTGAAGTCGGAGTTTCGCTTGCTGAGCAAGTCGGCGAGCGTGGTGGGCTCCCCGCGCGAGTAGGCCGCTATGGCTGTCTTCCAGGTCTCGTTTACCAGCTCGAAACTCCGCTCTCTCTCGCGCCGTAAAAGCAACTTCAAGGACTTCTTCTTGCGAGAGTCCTTCCAGATACGAATCAGTGAAGAAAAGAGCCCCAAGAGCGCGAGCAATACGGGCTCTGAGAGTAGTTCCTTCATGCGTTGCATCTTTACCCATCATAGTAACTCTTTCGCTCCCTATAAACCAGGAGTCAGAATCCCGGGTAGTTGTTCTTGGTGCCTGGGTTGGCGTACGTGGGGACCGCTCCGTCGTACACCTCGCTGACCGTGTAACGCCGTGTCACACCAGTGTAGCCCGAACTTGAACTGGGTTGTCCTGTCGAATCGACGTCAGGCCGCGCGCCGTCCGCAATAGACTGCAGCCCGAGCCTCTGGGAGAGAACAGAAGCCCGGGCCGCGGTGAGTTCGGAGAGCGTGCGCTCGTCACGCCCGGGCTGGTCATGCACACAGCGCAGCAGGTTGTCCTTGCCGCGCTTGAGCGCACTGCGCAGCCACATCGACCCGCAAATGTCGCATTGGGAGAGAACCTCTCCCTTGCGGTCGATGTTGCGGGGGACACTGCGCATGGCTTACCGATTGTGCAGGATGTTGGCCACGTCGGATAGCGGGGTCCCGCTAAAGTAATTGCCTATTACCGCGTATATCTCATCCGGAGAGGTAACGTACAGTCGCACTGCTGAGTACGAGTCCGTACTGGCTGGATACCCGTTCACAACTGTCGTCACTCCGCCTGGGTATGAGACAGACATGTCGGACCCACCTAACCACAGCGAGCCGTAGTTGTTGCCGACCTTCAGATTCAGGTTTCCGACGCGCCCTCCGGTGACTTCCACCGGAGTCTGATTGTCCAGGGCCACAGTGTAAGCTTCAGCCATTAGGTGCCCAGCGCGATCGTGCTAGCTCCAGACACAGTCGTGTTGCCAGCTGCATAGTTCTCAATCTGAGCAACGGTGGCAATGGAGTTGGCGCCGATGGTGAAGCCTACTCCGATAAGCGGGGCCGCCCCCGTAGCCTTGCCGGTGTTATAGGCCAATAGCCCACCCGTGCCTGTTTGGCTGGCCACGTTCACGTAACTACCGCTTGCCGCCAGTTGGCGGAAGTGATTTCCAGTAACCCTGAAGTTGGCGATGGCTGTGCCAGCAGTAAAGTTCAGAATGTTTCCCGTGCTACTGACCGAGACGTAGTTGTCGCAGAAGGAGAAGGTGTCCCCTCCGGCTACCACTTCGATACCCGGGTTCGCCGCGAGAGCACCCGTGAAACTGATGAAGCAGTTTGCGATGGTGCAGCCAGCAGCGGACACCACGATGGCGTCCACCACAGCCGCCGTGGCGCTGTTGATGTTGAGTCCAATGAGGCTCATGTTGGCAGCGCTCAGGGCAATCGTCGCGGCCGTCGCCGACAGCGTGATGTTTGGAGCGTTCGTCGAGCCGGGACGTCCGGCGCCGACGATTTGAGCCCCCGCCACCGGGGTGAACAGAGTCGTGGTGACCGTCTCGGTGTGACCCGGGAGGACAACCACCACATCGTTCTGACCCGGACGGCACCGGTTGACGCCCGCCGCGATGGTGGCGACGAGAGCCCCGGACGCCGCGAAGGGGTCATCCCCAGACTGAGCGCCCGTGCTTCGGACGTAGGCCACGACGTTGCCGCCGGGCCTGACCCACGTCCCGTTGGGCGTGCTGATTGCGTCGTACGATGAGAAGAACGGAGCGGCCATTAGCAGCCCTTACCCTTCTTGCCCTTGGGCATCGGCGGAGGCTTCGGCTTGGTCTTTTTGGTCATGGTCAATCCACACGCTTTCGGCTTCTTCAATTCGTTCCCTGGCCGTAGCGGCCCTGCCCAATCAGTACCTTACGTACAGAGGAGTGACCGCAACCGAGCAGCCTCCCGATCGAGCGCATAGTGTTCCCTGCCTTGTGCAGGGCGTGTATTTCGGCGACCTGCTCAGCTGAGAACTTAAGCATAGCCAATGGCGGCTTGGACCCGCGCCCCTTAGCCAGCATGTCTGCCGTGTTTTCTTTCGCTGTGCCAAGGAATAAGTGAGAGACGTTGCAGCAGGCCCTGTTGTCGCAAGAGTGACAAACCAGCAACCCGTCAGAGACGGGTCCATTGGCGATTATCCACGCCATGCGGTGCGCGTTGATCATCGTCTTTTCCTCGGGGCCTGTCCTGTTCAGCTTCACTCCGTATCCTCGGTGACTCTTGGCTCCTGTCCACGCCCAGCACTCGTCTGGGCCACGACGGGCTACCTTTTTCCAGAAATCTTCAACTTGCCTAGGGGTAAATGCCATCCCTCACAGCTACTGTGTGGGCGCACCGTGTGTCAAGCTTTTGGGCTCAGGCGTTACTGAAAAGGATTGCTCTGGGGTTAGTCCAACCCCGAGCCCAACGGGCCGTGATGCCGTAATTCATCATGGTCTTGTCCTCGGTGACCCACGTGTTGCTCTTGGGCTTGCGGCGCCAGAGCCACTGCAGACCGTTCTCCGCGTCGGTCTTGAGCAGCCAGTTCGTGGTCGTGTTGTTCCAGTACTTGACCGGAACCTTCTCGATCTTCTCTTTGTAGATCGAGTTGACCGCGTTGAAGGCGCCCGGGGTCGGGTCCTTCGCGCTGTCCAGGACCTCGTCCCACACGCCTTCCTGCTGGACGGGGAACACCACGCTCTTGATGTCGTAGCCGTCGATCAGGCCATCATGGCCAACCTGCTGCCGGAGTTGGGCGCGGGCGATGTACATGGCAGCCTTCGAGGGGCTCATGGCCACGGCCATCATGTTGGAGTACGTGCCGCCACCGGGGAGCGCGTGGGTCGTGCTCGCCAGTGGCTGACCGTCGCCACCCACGAAGGCCGCGTTGGTGGCGCGGACCAGGATGAGGACCGCGTCAAAGTCGGCCAGCTTCCAGAGCGAGCGGTTGTTGCGCTTCGCGGCCTGGATGACCTTGTCGTACTTCATGTCCTCCATCGCCTCTTCCGAGACGATGATGCGCTGGCCGTACGTGCGCGCGTTGTAGCGCGTCAGCGGGCCTTCGACGATGCCGCCAACCGGCATAGACTCACCTTCGGGCTTCTCGCCCGCGAGACCCGTGCCGGCGATCTCGTAGTCCTCCACATAGTTGTCGGCCATCGACTTGACGTCGAGGTAGTGCGGGAAAACTGCCTTGGAACCCTCCGAGCCGTGCTCGTCGGTGTCGATTGCGCGGATGGTCTCTTTGAGTGCGAGCGCCGCGGTGCTGGTAAATACTTCTGTGCTCATGGTTCCTCAGTTCACGCCAGCGGCGAAGGCAGTCCAGCCTGCAACTGTTCGGTGTTGAATCTGACTTGCAAGCGGACGAAAGCGGAGGCGAAGTCCTGAGCCTCGTCGACACGGCCGATTCCGACGATGGTCAGCTGCAGCAAGTTAGCGAGGCTGAGAGTGGCGAAATTGATCATCGGGTTCGCCTTGGGCTGGCCGATGCCGCTCGTCAGGACTGACGGGTAGTGGAAGTTCACCTGCTGGCCCACTGCCGCCATAAACTCACCGCGTTCGTCGAAGCCCGCACCGGTGGTGGACACGTCCACCTCGAAGATGCAGTTTGCTACCGGCAGCACCTTGCACAGCGTGGCTTCCTGACCGCCGATGCCGCCCGTGTATGTCGTGCCGCTCGTGTAGAAGCCATTGGGGCGCTGCGCGCCAGCGATGCGCACGCGGGGGAATCCCATAACGATGCCGAACACGCGGTCGATTGCCTCGGCTGGGAATGTCGCGTCAGCGTTCACGCCTGCCGGGGCCAGGCGCACAGTGCCAGCCGTAGCCGTGTTGACGGTGCTGCTGAGCAACTGAACCGGGTCCCCTATGTTGAGGTTGACAGCAGTGCTGCCCGTGCCGTTAGCGCCGATGTTCGGCGTGTACCCGCTAGCGATCGGGAACGTCATGCATTCCGGGACTCCATCGCCACTGATAGTGCGTAGGAAGTCGAAGCCGTACCTTCGTGCGTTTGCCATGGTTTTCCTTTAAAAGCCCCAGTTTTCCCGGTCATCCCCGCCGTATCGTCGGGTCACGATGCCTCGCATCTTGGCCTTGTCCGCGGCGGTCAAAGGCTCCGTGTCGTCGATGATGTCGCGACGCTTGATGGCGTTGCAGACATTGTCGGCCCACTTCTGCCCGTTGGTCTCGATCTGCCGCTTGTGCTCCTTCGAGCACTCCATCAGCACCATGCCGAAGGCTTCCATGCGGTCGCCTGGCTTGAGGTTCTCCTGATAGCCGAGCGCCGGCTGTGCACCGTCAGGGTCGTACTCGGTGAACTTGTACCCCATGGACCGGTAAGAGCCGGGGTTCATGGTCGGGTCGTTCACGGTGGAAACCCACACGTAATGCTTGTCCGGGTCCTGCCCGGCGACTGCAACCCGATTGAGCGTACCTTCTACGGGACGCGGGTCAGGGTCGTTTCTCTTGATGGACTGACGGGGGCCTTTTGCGTTCTCTTCCGACACAATGCTCCGCTTGAACCCTTCAGTTCAGGCGCGCGAGTCGAGGGAACGACCAAGCCACCGTAGTGCCACACATGAAAGCACAAGCCTATCAGCCTGTCAAGACTGATAGGCCAGGGCTATCACAGGACCTTCTGCCCGCGGAGGGCCTTTCCGGGTCCGTTGATCCACTTCTTCACGGCCTCCTCCTCCGAGACGTCGCTGAAAAGGGCCGTGGCCATCTTCCGGATCATGGGGGTAGGGACGATGCCGCCCGTCGGGGGGCCACCGCCGGAGTTGCCCGATGACGCGATGCCGCTCATCCGCTGGCGTTCCGTGGCTCCAGGGGCGCGCTTGGGGCCGACCTTGAAGGTGGCCATGGTCTCTTGCATGATGTCGTCCACAACCTCCTTGGTGACCTTCTCGCCCAGGGCCGCGCGTCGCTTGAAGGTGGCCTCCGCGTACTGATAGATCTCGGGTCGGCTGTTGTCGTACACTTCCGGATACTTCTGAGCCCACACCTGCTGGGCCTGGCGAGCCTCGTTGCCGGCGCGGTCTCGATCCATCTCCTGCCGGGTCAGGATGCGGGCCTTCTCGGTCTCGACCTCGCGAGCGATGCGCTCGTAGTACTTGCCGCGCTCCTCCGTGAAGGTCTTAGCCGCAATCTCGGCCTGGGCCATGCTGTAGGCCTCGGCCTGCTTGCGATAGACCGCGTCGAGCGCCGACTGGTAGGCGTCTGGCCCGGCGGGCTGTTTGGGTACGGCCGCCGTGACGTAGCCTTCGAGGCGAGCGAGACGAGCCGCGGTCTCCTTCGATTCGGAGCGTAGCTTCTCGACTTCGGCCTTGGCCTCCTTGCCCTCGCGCAGCAAGCGCGCCGTGCGCTCTGACTTCTTCTTCTCCCGTGTCAGGCGCTCCTCTGGGCTGATGGCCTTGGACTCGTCGAACATCAACTCGTCGTCGCGTACCTCCTCCGTGTCATCGGAGAACGGAACGACGGGGGTATCATTGGTGCTTACGTAGTCGCCTGACATGTGTTTCTCTCCTACCAGCTATCGTTAATGAAGACGCCGCGCTTCTTGCGGCCGTCGATTTGGTAACAGTACGAGTGTTCCCCACCTTCGTCCGTTATGGACGTCTTCCCCGAGCGCAAGTCTTCCTCCTGCGTCTCCGAGCCCGTCAGATCTCCCGCGCGCATGACGAGGTAGTACATCGGCGTCCCGATCTTCAGACGCATGCACTCCTGAGCGTGCGGCGCGTTGCGGATGGTGCGGACGATGTGCCCCAGCTCGATACCGTGGCTGACGCACTTGTCGGCTGCTTCCAAGCCCATGCTGATGAGGATGCCGCGGTGAGCGCCCTGGGTGCTGCGCTGCTTGACGGCATCCGGCACGTACAGGCCCCCCGAGGTCTTCTCGTTGTCGTCTTCGAAGTCGATGGGGAAGATGTGGATGCGATCGAACACCGCTCGGCACTTGAACGCACCATCGGGGATGCCCCACTTCAAGCGCTGAGCCTCCAACAACTCGGGAAGCTTGAGCGCTCCCGGCGGCGACATGTGCGCCTTGATTTCGGCCGTGCGCTGGATGGCCTTCTCCAGTTCCACGTCACGGAACTCGATAGGCGCCTCTTTGGGCTCATCCTTCCATGCGGACTTCTTCTCGGGCTCCACGGTGGGGAGCGACCAAACTCGTTCGTTTCTCATCGTTCTCTCTCCTTCACGTCAAATATCTCTTGATGAACTCGCCCGCGTCGCTGTCCAACAGCTTCACGTCCGAGATGACTTTCTCTAGTACCGCCGCCGCCTTAGCCTCGCCAACAATCGCGCTATACTCAGAAGGGTCCTTAGAGCCGACCGCCATCCTGTGCGCCTGGACGAGATGCTTTTCACGCTCGCGTCTCAGGTACTGCAGGATCAGATCGATCTCCCTGTGCATCAGCCCTGCTGTGGGGGCGCTTGCGGCGGGGCGCCCTGTGGGGGTTTAGCCGGCCCCTTGCCGCCCGGAGGTGCTCCACCCGGGGGAGCCGCGCCAGGGGGCGGGGGAGCGCCAGGCGGGGGCATCGGCGGGGAGGTGGGTACACCAAACATCTCGGGAGCGGGCGGGGGAGCGCCGAGCGTCGCCACCAGGTCGTAGCGGTTGCGCGCTTCTAGGCTCTTGCTGATGACAGAGTGCTTGAACGCGAAGTTGCCAGCCAACTCCGGAACGGCCTGGGGCAACTGCACTAGGGCGTCGGCTTCCGCCACTCTCTGAGAAGTGCTCGTGAACTTCAGGTCGGCACTGATTTCAACGTCGTACGGACGGTCGTACATGTCTCGACCAACTGAGAAGTTTTGGCGTCCCATTTCACCAAGAGATGGGTCGTGGTTGTTGACGCTGAAGAACTCCACGTCTTCGAGAAAGATAGCGTTGAGTGCGGCATTGTTCTCAAGAACTTGACCAAGGAAATCGGCATATTTGCCAGTAGGAACGCTGAGCATCTTGGTCGCTTGTTCAATACGCGCTGATAACCCTTGAGCTGTCTCTCCGCTCTTTCCACTCTCGCCACTCAGAACCTCCGGTGTGTTGCTGACGCTGTTGCCAAAGCGAGTGAACATCTCGACCAGGGTCAGCATCTGCGGGTTGGCCTGCCCGAAGTCGAGCGGCATCACGTCCTTACCAAGGTCGGTAGCGCCCTCCACCTTGTGAATACCGCCGGGCTTGAGTTGGAAGGTCGCTCCGCCAGGCATGCGCACGTCGCCCGTGGTCAGGAAGTTCTTGAAGTTCCCGAGCGTGCCCTGGTCGATGAACATGGACAAGGCGATGTTGGCTGCCCTATTCTGAGCGGCATGCATGCTACCCGTGCCGAGGCCCAAGATGCCCTGGATAGGCTCGATGTTGACGCCGTGCGCGAACATGCGGATTGGTTTGAACTCTGGGTCGCGCGGCTTCGCGTTCGGGTCACCAGCCATCCAATCGGGCATCGGAGCCTCGGGAGGAGCCGGCATTTCGTCAACGGCACGGGCCATGATGATTCCCTGGCTAGCCGCGTCGCTTCCCGGGTCCTGCTGATGCGCTAGCTCCAACGCGCTCTGCCTGGCCGCCTGTTGCTCCTGCTGGAACATCTGAATCTGCTGCTGCGCCGCCTGGTACGCCTGCAGTTGCTTGGTCTCGAACTCGAAGCGCCGCTTGTCGTACGGGTCGACGCGCTCGTGAATCGCCAGGTGCAACACCGTGTGCGTCTGGTAGTCCACGACCACCTTGCAGTACCGGTCGCGCCCCTCGCCGCCAGAGGACGGAGGCAGGTTGAGCCAGCCTTCCCACTGAATCAGCTTGTACTGACCCTTCTGGTAAGCGGTCGAGTCGACGCCAATGGACTTGTCCACGGCCTCGCGTAGCTCCTGCGTGATGGTCGTGTCATCCCAGTCCGGCGGCAGGTTCTTGAGCGTGCATCCCACGTCCTCCCAGGTGCCGTCCATCTTGCGCAGCTCGTGCGGGTCCATGTAGATGATCTTCGCGACCCAGGAAACGTCCGAGTAGTCGGGCATCGTGGACACGTGCGTGTTGGCGCACACGAACTCGTTAGCCGTCAGAATCTCGTGTCGGTTGCTGCGCTGGTTGGGGTCCCAGTAGGAGTGACAGGTGACGTCCCCGAACAAGTCGAAGATGAGCAGGCCACGGTGTCCGAGTTGACGTTTGAAGTCCTTGATGCGCTTGCGAATCTGCCAGTTGCCATGGAGAGAGAGCAGCTTCGCCGTGTGCTCATCGTCTGGCCCGATGGGAGTAACCCCAAACACGTTCGTCCAGTTACCGAATAACTCGTAGTTCTGCCGGTACACCATGCGGATGGTGTTCTCCATGAGAATGGGCACGTGCGCGTTGCTCATGTTCTCGAACGGCGCTTGCTTCGGGTCGAGTGTGCCGGAGAACAGCTTCCAGATGTCCGCCATGCTGGTGCGGAACTTCTCCGTCGCGCTCCAGGCTGCGTCGAAGTCGTCGAGAGTCTTGCCGCTGATGCGCTTCAAAGAAGCCTTGCCCTCGGGGTGCTTCTTGAACTCGCTAACTAGGTTTGCGGCTTCCTCATCGTACTTGAATGCGGGCTCCGACGCAGTCTCCTGCCCTAGCGTAAAGACGTCTTCGTCGGTGTACTTGTCGCCGTCGTCAGTGTTCTGTTCAGCCATTACTGCGCGCCTTTAGACAGCGCCGCTTCCTGGCGCTTGGTCTGCTCAAGTTGGACGGTGCAAACCATCGACCGGCTTATGCCGTAAACGTTTGCCAGAGTTTTTGTTGGGATGACCCCGCGGCTCCGGACGTAGACTCCCTTAGGCATCCTAGCCTCCATAGCCGAAACTTGTGCCGGAAGCACGCGCAACCGGCTCTTCCTCGCGCTCTTCTAGGCTGAATGGGTGCATCTCCATGAGGATTGACCCTGCTCCCCTGCTCGCGCGCGCGCATGCGTAGGCGACGACGTCGAACCAATGGCGGAGGGGGCTTTTGTTGCACGGAACCGTCGAGTCGCCGTCATCTATGGGCAAAGCGGCAAACATCTCCCGAGTTTTCTTACAGTTGCTGAAAACCATGAGGCCAGGCTGCTTGTTCTGGTCATAGTCGCGCAATCTAGCCGTCACTCGCTCTGCGTTTCGCATCACGCTGGCCTTGTCCGCTGGCCGCCAGTTGACACCCTCCGCTGCGAAGTCCGCCGCTTTGCTTCTGCCAGCGTCGCCTCTCTCTTCCCATAGTTGCGTGTCAGCGACGTTACTCAGTAGACGGCTCCTCTTCTCGGCCTTGTCCCAGAACCCAAACTGGAGTTCTATGTCCTTAACGCGCTTGGCGCACTCGGTAGAGTTCATTAGACGGAATGAAAACTCATAGAACATGTACAAGTTGTCATCAGGGTCCAGCGCGAACCATCCGATGACACCCATCGACTTATATCCCCAGTCGAGAGACCGGAACTTAGGCCAGTCGCGCGGGATTTTGAATGGCTCGATGACGTGCACCGTAGGATTCCAGTCGTCTTCGAAGAAGCCGCCTTCTTGCGCGTCCCAGTCGCCGTACAGGTAGCGAGCGCGCATGTGCGCCGGCTTACTCAGCAGCTTGAACTTGTACTGCTCGACGAACGTCTTGTCGGGGTTGTCGTCGAGTGTCGCCGGCAGGAACAACCTCGTCTTGTACTTGGTGACGCCCGTGGCAGGGTCGGTGACCTTGCGCTTCATGATGGTCCTGCCCTGTGGGCAAGGAGTCACGAACTCATCCTTGAGCCACCCGGGCGCGGGGTTGCTCATCAGGCGCGTTCGTAGCAGCAAGCCGAGCACCGGATCGGCGGAACGCACGCGACCGTCGAGTTCCTCGAACTGCTTCTGCTCGAATTGGAACGACTCATCCAGGCCTAGCCAGGTCTGAATTGATATGCTTGCGTTCTCGGTGATATAGTGGTTTGCGCCTTCAACCGTGAGGTCGAATGTCTGAAACCACCCAGCGAACTCCAGATGCATCGAGCCCATACGGACGGCCTCTGTCAGAGGTCTCGACTGCCCAGTATAGAAGTGACCGTAAGTCCTGGCCTCAGGATATGGGATACATCGTCGAGCGCTTCCCGGAGCATCCTGCTGCAAGGGGGCAGAACAGCATCGTGATGCAGCACCGTCTAGTGGCTGAGCAGCTTTTGGGTCGATACCTGACGGGCGCGGAGGTGGTCCACCATGAAGACCGGGTCCGCTGGAATAACGACCCATCGAACCTGTGGCTGTTCCGGAACCATGCGGAGCACATGCGTCATCACAAGAAAGGAGAGAAGCGATACCAGGCTGATCTCGCCGAAAGGCTCCGATGTCTGGCTCCGGCAAAGTCACTATCAGCGAAAGAAGTTGCGGCGCAGTTGGGCTGCTCGGTGAACACGATGAAGGCTCTTGCCAAGGAACACGATATCCAGTGGGTGAGTCGCGCCGAGTCAGGACTCTCCGAAGAGTCGGCTCGTGAAGCACTACAGGGACGGTCAACTCTGGAAGCTGCGTCAACTCTAGGTGTGAGCCATCAGACCTTGAGAAGCCTGTTTCCGCATCTACTCTCGAAGCGCGCCTCACCTGACTTTCTCGACGCCCATCGAGAAGAGATTCGTAGTCTTGCCACACGGGAGCGAAACGCGGAGTTGGCGGATCGCTTTGGCTGCCACCCGATGACTCTGAACAAGGCGATTGCTCGCTGGTCCAGTGAAGAACCGGATGCGTGGTTGGGTGTAATTGCGTTCCGACGGTCTCGCCTAGGTATGAAGTGGTCGCGCGTACGCAAGCCTTGATGCCAGTATCCCACGTTGCCTCGACCTCTCGCGGACCCTCCAGGGTCATCACGAATTCCCCAGTCGATATCTCCTGAATGGCCTTCAGGGACCCGTCCCCCATGACAACGCGCGTGCCAAAAGCTGAGCAATATTGTTTACTTAGGTAGTCCTCGTGGCTGTTGGCCTCGCGACAGTGCCCGAAGGTGTAGACGTAGCCGCTGCTGAACGTCCATCGGTGGTCCTCCTTGGAGTAGACTGCGCCGGGGTCGAACTTCTTGAACATGCGCCCCGAGCGGTCGATGGTCTCCTTGATTTGAGGCATCGTCCGGCGCATGTGCAGCGCGTGGCCTTCGGATTCCCCCGGTCGGATGGGGTACTTCCGGCAGAGGTCTTTGAGCCAATCGGGGAAGCCTTCCGGGATGTCCTGGGTCATCCTGGCGTGTTCCACTACCGCCTGGGTGACTAGCGCATCAAAAAGCAGGGCTAAACTCTTGCCGGGGCCGGCGCTTCCCCCGCCCAGTACCTCATCGGCGGTCGAATTGTGAAATTCTTTCGCCCATGGGGAAGGGGTGTAGATGGTCCTGTCGAAGTTCAGGCGCGACTCGACAGGTGCTTGACTATAACACGAACCAACTGTGGGTCATGCGGCTCATCGATGGTACGAACTGGCTCCCAGTACCGGCGCGGCTCATGCAGGTCGATGGCGCGCAGGGCTCGGTCCGCCACGAGCGCCACCTCCAGCATCTCCTCCTGGCGGAGCCGGCTGACGAAGGGATTGGCAGGCATCCACTTCTGGCTCTTGGCGGACACCAGGCGCTCGCCGCGGTCCACGTACACCACGCGCAGTTCGCCGCCGATGTCTTCGACGACACCCGACATGCCATCGTCCTGGCGCAGCATACGGTCACCCAGCTTCATTCGGACTCCACCTCTACCACCGGGTAAGTCGAGGGCCCAGGGAACGCCGCGGAGGTCGGCGGGGGCAACTCGATCTTCACGTTCAGGTTGTTCTGAGTGAGAGTCGCCTTATTGAACCCTCGCGCTCTCGATATCCCAGTGTGGGCCTTCTGGGCAAGGGCTACTCCCGCAGGCGCCATGTTGGATGGCTTCCACATGGACTTGGCGAGCTGGAGCTTCCTGTTCGCCGCCTCTGCCCCGAGTTCCGACACCCACTCGGCGGGCGGCTCGGCGTCAAACTCGCCAATCTGGCCGAAAGCCAGGGCATCCAGCAGAATCTCGCTCGCTCGCTCGAAAACCCGGTCCTCTATCTCCTGAAATCGCTCGATACGCTCCTCTTTGCGCTTGTCGCTCAGAAGGTCTCGTTCGAGAGCCTTATCGAGTATCATCGCAGCGTCTCTAGTTGGAACCCATCGCCCACGTCAGCCACCAATGTGGATGCATAGAGTATGGCCTGCTTGGCCGTGTCACCATCTACGCGCCCAGTGGCGTGCTTCGCAGCAAGGTACCCAAGCGCCACCTGGTATCCGCTTCCTATGGCCCAGAATAGCTGTTCTTTCGCCAGGTCGACTAGTGCGCCTCCGCTAGTCACTTCAATCAGCCGGTCTGCTGTCAGGACTAGAGCGTGCCCGCCCGAGTTTGGGGCCCGGAAGATGGCCCTGATGGACTCCAACGCCTTGTTTGTCGTCTTGGCTTTGGGCAATACCTCAGAGATACGGTCTATGAGTAGGTGATCGCCCGCTGCCGCCACCAGAATCCCCTGCCCCTTATGGACCTTGCTTACCTGGTAAGGGCCCAGAAGTCCGCCGGTGAAGGTAGTGCGGCGGTCCGCCGCCATCCAGCCGTCTCTATGAGCAATGATGCAAGTCACAGTCTCTCCCTGGGGTATGCTGAAGCAGTATGCCACAGCGAACGGCCCACCGGTGGCGATTTTACGAACAGAAGCCCCCCAAGGACGCGCACAAGGAGCGGTTGCCGCTACCGGAACTAGCTAGATTCCTTGGGGATAGGCGGAGTGAGGCGAGGAAGTACGCAAAGAGCAGAGGACTCATCCACCACAGCGTGATCCGGACGCCCAAGGGTACCCGGAGGAGCCTGTACTGGGTCACGCCCTGGGGAGCCATGCAGGTCATCCTACACGTCAGGGCGCTACAGGGGGGCAAGTTCCTGGACAGCCTGGAGCGGGAGCCTAGGAGACTATCGGGTTGTCCTCCCCCTCATCCTCGACACAGCACGTGACGTAGGCGCCCTTGCGACGGATGGTGTTTGGGTCACTCCGGTAGTCGTTGCCGCCGAAGGCGCGGCCGCACCGTTTGCACGTGGTCCAGAAGTATCCACCGAAGAAGGCTGACAGCCAGCGCCAAACGACCCACTCTCGAAGTGCGTTCATCTACTCATCCTCTTTTCTCCACCCAACTCGTGGGCAGTGGAGCACCATATCACGTGCGGGGGCTCCAGGGGGAGCGGGTAATGAAACAGGCGGAGCGGGAGCCTAGCCTCGGTGAGCCCAGGAGTTTCTCCACGACTTCTTCGGAGTGCTGCGAGGACCGGGAACGAACGGAACAGGCTCAGACGGAGACTTGACCCTGGCAGTCACCAGGAGCGCCTTGGGCTTGGGGGCGGACTCCTGAATCTGCCGCATAGGGGCAGGCTTCTCTGGAACCCAAACCTCGCCCGGCACTGGCGGCGTCCGAGGCTCACTAAAGGCCAGTACACGCCAGTAGTACTCTTTCACGATGACGCGCCCAGACTTCCCGGGGAATAGGTGGCCGCCAGAAAGGACGCAACTGCGAGGAACCCAGAAGTCCAGTTTCCCCTCTACCGGCTTAGCGAGCCTGAACAGGAGCGCCCTATGGGATTCTCGCAGGCATTCACACTTCCCCAAGTCTATGTGCTGTTCCGGGTATAGCTGCTGCATAGGCCTACTTTTCGCACAAAACAAAGCCAGTTGACAAGGCCCAGAATATTCTGTATGCCGTGTGGCAACACAAGGCGCTCAGCAGCTTGGCGGGACCCCGTGCCGCTACCTCTGAAGTCTTTGGATTAACCCTCTCGTTCATCCCCTTCTAAAGTCCCTGCCCCCTACTCGTTCCCGAAGGACTCCCTTCCGGCCAGTGCGAGTTGAGTTTTAAATTAGTCGGTCTACCGGGTGGGGGGCCCGCCCACGCTTCCCTCGCCTCCCGCCCCGGGGGTACCCGGGTGCTTCCGCGCCACCAGGTGACGGCTGCGCAGTATCAGAGCGGAACGCTGTAAGTCTGCGCAGTTACAGGTGTAATCACCCGTAGGGGTGATGCGAAAGGTTGACTCGGTTGGGTGGGTTGGACGTACTTAGAGGTATCGCTTCTGCAATTGAGCAGGGGGATAGAGGAGAGAGGTGGCGTCATGTCTGAGGTATCTTCCAAGGGTTCGGTGTCTGAGAGGTACGTTCTGGCTTTGGCGGTTCAGAGGTCGTGTAGTGTTGGCGAGGCTCGGCTGCTTACTGGCGCACTGGCTGACAACTGCCGTTTGGCTTCTTCTGGCCGGGCTGGCTGTGATAGCGCTGGGTTATCAGTGTCGACCGGGTCTGCTGCTGGCTTGGATGTCTTTAGCGAGGCTGAGAGGGAGAATCTGGAGGGGGCTTTGCAGATTGCTCGACGCTTTCCCGGGTCGCCTTGCATGGTGCTGCTGGCTCGGATGTTGGAGCTGGAGCTGGGAGCTCCGGCTGTCTCGGTGGATGCTACGGGGCCTTCGCTGGTTGGAGGTGGGCTGTGAGGGGCGTGTTGGAATTCCACTTCGAGGGTGAGGCACTGCATGGAGTGGAGCCGGCCAACCCGGGCTACTCGCTGTACCTGGGGAGCGCTCGCGTGGATTACCAGAGCGTCACCGATGCTTTGCGGGAGTTCAACCTGCCCAGCTGCATTGCGCCTGGGGAATGGGAGGAACAGACGCTGCAGGAGACCGCGGCGATTCTGGCGGCGATTCGGGCCGACTGAACAGAGTTCAAGTACCACAGGGGTGATTGCAGTACCAGTTAGTACGGGCTATCTTAGTTGAGTGGCCGCAGTGAGCGACCGGAAAGAGTGGGAAGCATGATTCGCGTTATCCGTACCAAGTACCTATTTCCGACTGATTACAAGGGCGCCCGCATCAAGGCGACTGACGTGCGCACTGGCGCGACTCTGACCGAGTCCTACGACCATAGCGCACACGAGCCGCATGAGTTGGTGGCGGACCGGCTGTTCACCAAGGTTCAACCCAGCACTCGTGCCGTGAGCCTCGGGTCGGTCACTGACGAATCAATTGGTTTCACCATCCACGTTTACCAGGTCTGAGAGGGAACCATGGCAGACGTAATCACGAATCGCGACGGTCAGTTCAGCAGTGCAGAGGGCCCCGGCGCTGTGCGCGCCTTTGGTCTCCGGGTCCTAGCCTCTGGTCTCAAGCTGGAGATGAAGTGCCCTGGCCTGAAGATGTCTAAGGTCAGCGCCCTGAAGCAAGCTAAGGCCGTCACGGGCCTGAAGACGAATGACCGGGCCAAGCATCTGGCCAAGGTCGAGGAGATGCTCCAGGCGGCCGTCGCTGGCTGCGAGGTCCGCTGCCTCTAGCCGGTAAGGGTCGGTGCAACGGGCCTCACGGGGCCCGCCACACTGTTCCTAACCCACTCACAGAAGAGGGAACCATGTCAGAGACGTATTGCGAGATGTTCAGGGCGCTAGGTCTCGAACTCGAACACAGCCCAGACGTGGCCTGGATTGCTCGGTTCGCAGAGTTGACCAAGTGGTGCCAGGGTCCGCTCGGAACGCTGTCATCATTCGCCCTCTGGACGTCCCTGGCCATTCCAGAGCGCATATCGGGAAGTATGCCGCGCATTGCAACGGAGGAACGCACATGAACCGCGATATCAATGCTCGTTACGAGGATGCCCTGTGCGACCTGTCCACGGCACGCCTGTGCGCACAAGCCAAACTATTCAGCTGGGAGGGCGACGGGCGCGACCTGCTCGCCGTGCAGCTGGCAGAGTTCACGCTCAAGCTGGCCCGCTCCGAGCTTGCCGACTGCCTGCCCGTAGAGCCGCCCTTCTGCGAGCCGGAGTTCCCGGATGACCTGTGCGCGTTCCACAGCCTTGGTGGTGAAGGCCCATGCGGGTTCTGTGAGGGGAGCGGCGAATGAAGCTGCTCACCATCTACTTCGTATTCGGTCTCCTATGCCTCGCATGGGACCTGTTGCAGTCCACACGAAAGAAGAGGGCCCAATGAGCCGCATCGATGTTTACAAGAACGCTTTTGGGGCCTGGCGCTTCAACTTGTTCGCACAGAACCCACGCCGACAGGACTACGCGATCGAGTGCCTGAAAGAGGAGCAGGCCGTGGCTCTGCGGGACGACCTGGACGCTGCGCTCGCGTCTATCGAGTCGCCATCGGCACTGGACCTGCCCAAAGACGACCTGGAGCTACTGACGCACTTTGCAGAGGACCGGGACGTGGGTCTGCCTGAAACGCAGCTGGCAGTGCGGCGAGTGCTCAGAATGCTGGGATACGACTGCGCGTCAATCGACCCGGACGACTCGGCGCCCAACTGCAATTGTGGGACCTGCCCCGACGCGGGCCCGTTCCCTTGCATAAGGCACGACTGATGACCGAGCCATCCTGGAAACGCATCTACGCCCGAGAGACCCTGGCATTCGACTCCGATGCGCGCCGGGCCCGGACACGCGCCTGGTTCACCCTCTGGGCTACCAAGTACGCGCCACGCTGGCAGAAGACGGATGACGGCCTGGTGCTCCGAAAGGCCGTGGTCAGGACTCCGCCGCCTATCCCGGACACCATTCGCGAGATGGCGGAGAAGTGGGAGGCTCACAAGTGACCGTCATCCGTCTACCCACCCGCCAAGGCCCCAGGCGCCCTCCCAGGCTCGTTCGGCGCGAACCATGCCACGTCATCCAACTGGAAACGGTAAACGCAAAGGCTGCAGCTCTCCGGCTCTACAAAGAGGCAGTGTCTATCGACGAGGTGTTTCCTCGCAATGGCGCCGACCTGTACGAGCGCGCCTTGCAACTCGACCCGTCCCTATCCAAAGCAAAGGTCAACCTCGGCAACTGCCACTTCCGACTTGGTAATCGCGACGTGGCCGAGGCGTGTTGGGTACAAGCGTGTGAGGAGGGAGAGCACTGCGCGTTCTTCAATCTCGGTTGGCTACGGCAACAGGAGGGACGCCTAGACGAGGCCATTGCGCTGTTCATGCGCACCAATGACCTCGACCCGTCCTTCCCAGACGCCTACTACCATCTTGGCCTTGCCCTGGAGAAAATTGGCAAGACGGCTCGCGCAAAGGCTGCTCTGCGCACGTACCTGAAACTGGAGCCGCGGGGGCCATCCCTGCTGAACGAAACCGCTCGACTCAAACTGGAGAGGCTTCCATGAAACCACCCTGGAAACTGTTTATAGCCGCGTCCGTCATGGCCATCACCACCGGATACGCGCTGTTTGCTGGCGCCGCTACTTTCGACAAGGTCTGTCTGTACAGTATCGAGATGGAGACGGGCCAGGATGCGCCCTGGGGGCTATTCATGAACGAAGAGATGTGCAAGATGGCCGCTAAAGCCATGACGGCATGGGCCGCCACACCTCCCGTCGAGCGCTACATCTTCGTGTGTCGCGCCAAGCCGGTCACGACATGAACGAGTTCCCCACCAGCAGGCAGCTGGAGATTGTGCGCGCAGTCGTCGCTATGCGCCACGAGGGACGTTACGCTCCCACTACCGGCGCCATCGCCACGCGCCTGGAAGTGACTGACAGAGGCGCTCGCATGCAACTAGAGTCCCTGGAGCGCAAGGGCATCCTGTCGTGCTCCAGGGGCGCGCGGAACAACCGGACTATGTGGGAGGTCACTGCCCTGGGTCAGACATGGCTAGATGCCCTTTGAGGTGGGCGCGGAACGCAGCGTCATCCAAGTCAGTCTTGACGAACACGCTCACCTCCTGAACCGAGCGGAACACATACAGGGGCGCACGACGCCAAGCCAGGTGCCACTTTACCTGACTTGGCGTTAGTTCTTTGCCCTTTGCGTAGTGCGCTCCAGGCGTCTTGAACTCGGCTAGGATTATCCTGTTGCTCGGCAGCAACACTAGCGCATCGGGAAAACCCCTGCCGATTGCACTGGTGTCCTGCACGAGACACCCCAGCCGCTTGAACTCGTCAATGCATGGGGTGTGGATGGTGTCGACGCGCGCAGCTCGTCTCATGGCAGGAACGCGCCGACGATGCGCCTAGCGAGCGCAAGGGCCCACCAGCCAACGAAGCTGGCGACGAAGCCGATGGCTATCTGCGTCGTGCGGCGCATGGGCGCCACGGGTATTGGAGGCGGCAGCATGACGCGCCGATGGGTCTCGCAATAGACCCGATTCTCGCTCGTGGCGCAGCACCCACAGAACACGAATGCGTCGCGCTCGCTCACAGCGACACCCGCATGACGAGCGCCGTCAGTATGCACACTAGCGTCCCCGCAAGCGCGAACGCCAGCCCGCTCGGGTTGCGCCGGGGAAAATCACGCACGCGCAGCGTCGGCAGCTGCCTGCGCACGGGGCGAGCGCCCGTGTCGGTGTAATCATGGACCGCGCTGTACTTGGTCAGAGGGAACGGTGCTTCCGTAAGCTCATAGCGTGGCATTCCGACCAGGGTCAGGTGTGGGCGCTTATGCATCTTGGTATCTCCTTGTGGCATGCTGTCACGTGTCAACTTGTGACCATGAAGACATTCTGCCATGTGTCGTTATTGACGTCCAGCAGTGTCTAGCATACGCTAGCGAAACAATGCGCGAACCGTACATCCCCCTGTTCACCTCGACGATACGCTCGTCTCTGTGGTCTCTTAGCGGAGATTGTCTCAAGGTTTTCCTTACCATGGCCCTCGAAGCGGACCCTGAAGGATTCGTTTCTGCCAGCGCTGACGGGATTCGGCGCTTAGTAGATCTTCCGCTTGATGAAGTGCAAAAACACCTCAGTGCGCTCGAATCGCCAGATCCGCACTCGAAGGATATCACTCGGGAGGGAAAGCGGGACGGCCGTCGACTGGAGAAGGTGCCCAACGGGTGGCGCGTAGTGAACATCACCTGGTATCGAGAGCAGGCACGAAGACAGGCGGAACTGTTTAGGAAACGAGAGTGGGCCAGGCTCAACAACAGTGGCCGGCCCGAGAGTGCTAGACGCGCTGCTAGACGCACTGAAACGGAAACTGAAAGAGATCTAAATCCCCCTATGGTCCCCCTTGGGGATTCGACGGCTCCCCCAAAGCGCCAGCGGCGCAAGCCATTGACGGACATGCCGAGCGGCTTCGCTCCCAAGTCGTCTCATTTGGAAAAAGCCAAGCGTGAGGGCCTCGATGTGAACGAGCAGTTCCAAAATTTCCTGGTCAACGTCGAGAAGCGTTCCGCTCGATACTCTAGCTGGGATGCGGCTTTCACCGAATGGCTTGGGCGACAGAAAAACTTCGGGCCGCAGCGACAGGCGCCTGCTCGCTCCGCGTCCGTCGAGGATATCGCGTGACCAAGGGACAACGATGGGTGCTCACCACGTGTCTGTGGACAGCGTGGAAGCACCGGCAGCTGGGGGTCGTTGTGCTGGGCTATGTCAATCCACAACTGGCTGAGGACCGAGCGGCGCGCCTGCTTCGGTTCTGGGCGAGGCGATGTGCGTCGTGAAGCCGTCGACGAAATCAGACGCACGATGACAGACCCCATTCGGGTCTGTCGTGCGCTATGCATCGATTCAGGCTCCAAGCGACAATCGTCCGGTCTCATCATTCGCTGTCCGGTGCACGATGACTCCGAGCCCAGCTGTTCCGTCACCCGAGGTCAGGACGGGACGTTGCGGGCCAAGTGCTTCGGGTGCGGCTGGACGGGGGACGTGCTCCACCTGGTAGCGGCGGTCTACTCGCTCGACACGAGCCGGGACTTCCCCGAGGTCCTACTCGTCGCCGCCGAGTTGGGCGGGCTCCACCAACTCGCCGCCGAGTTGCGCGGGGGCGGGACTCGCTCACCCGAACGCCCTGTGCCACCCGAACCTACACCAGAAGCCGAGCGAGAGTACCCGCCAGGCCCCGAGGTCGAGGCTGTCTGGCGCGATGCCGTAGCCGTGGACCGAATCGAGCCCTGCCAGGTCGCTTTGGCGCTCAGAGCCATCTACCCCGGGGCAGAGCTGGCGAGGGCTCTGACGGGCTGCCAGGTGCCTCAGTGGGCTCGGTACCGAGGCATGGCCTGGACAGATACTGGGCACCGAGTGGTTTTACCAGTTTATGCTTCGGACCTGGCTCTGCGCTCCGTCAGGGCCTGGCACATCAGCCGGGACTACGACGGGCCCAAGCGCCTGCCGCCGGCTGGACACCGGGCGACAGGGTTGTGTCTAGCCAACCCCGCGGCGCTCTCTGGGCTCGCCGAGGGGGCCCCCATGGCAATCATCGTGGCAGAGGGGGAGAGCGACTATCTGTCGTTGTGTCAGCGCTACCCAGGGCATCCGGTGCTCGGGGTGTTTAGCGGGAGTTGGTGCGCCGAGTGGGCGGCACGAATCCCTCCATACAGCGAGGTGACGATTCGAACTGACAACGACGACGCCGGAGAGCGCTACGCTAGAGAGATTTCCAAGTCGCTCAAGGACAGGGCCGTGGTGAGGAGAGCATCATGAAAGTAACCGACCAGAACGACCGTCTCAGAGCCGGTACGCTGCCGGATGACCCGAAGGCTGACACGGTGGTGGTCAGCGAGGAGGTGACCCGCATCTATGGCGAGAAGGACCTGCTCAACTCGGTCAACGTCACGTCCGATAAGCGCATCTATGGCACGACAGGCAACGCCAAGCTAGACGAGGCCACGGGCGGCATGCGCCCAGAGGACGTGTGGATGGTGGGAGCCGACACCTCGTGGGGCAAGAGCAGTTTCGCCGTGCGCTTGTACGATGAGAACCTGAAGCGCAAGAAGAAGGTGCTCATCGTGAGCGGGGAGGACAGCATGCAAACGTACGGCGCTCGACTCTTGCGCCGCCGCACACGCGTCCCCGCCGCAACGCTGAGAGGGCGCACGTTGAGCCGAGAGCAGCATGACGCGGTGTCACAGGCCAGGAAGAACGCCATCAGCAACGCCAGCTTCATCGATGCTCGCGGTAAGACCGTCGAGTGGCTGGCTCCACAAATCAAGCGCGCCGTATCGCACTACGGCATCGACATCGTATGCTTCGACTATGTCGGAGCGTTCGCTTGCAAAGCAGGCTCACAGGACCGGCGCAACATGGTGACCTACATCGCCCGGGTCATGGCTGACGTGGCCAAGACGGCAGGCGTGTGCGGCGTCATCTTCTCTCAGATAACCCCGGGAAAGGCAGGGAAGGACGGCGACAAGTACGCGCTGAGAGACAGCAATGACCTGGTGCAGATGGCCGAGGTCATGCTGCTGGGCACCCTGGCAGAGAAGGACCATGCAGAGGGCAAGTACCGAGAGGGAGACCGGCTGCTTAAGGTGACGAAGTGCAAGGAGGGTGAGGCCGGCAAGACTCACGTGCTGGCGTGGGACTCTGAAGTAGCGTGCTTCGACACCGAGTGGTCTGAGGAGCAAGTCAGGGACCAGAATATGGTGGAGTTGACTGAAGAGTTGACCGGTAGCTGGTACGACAATGACGCATAAATTCGAAGAGGAACGGGACGGCATGTCGCAACAGGAGGTGGCCGACGTGCTCGGTATCACCAGGGAGCGCGTGCGGCAGATCGAGTACAACGGGCTACGCAAGCTCGCCCGCTTCCCCGGCGTGCTCAGGGAGTTCGTCAGCTCGAAGCCGAAGTGGAACCGGTGCGCGTGCAACCTGCTGACTTTGATGCCGGATGGAGACGAGTGCAGCGTGTGCTTGCATCATCGGCAGTATGCGGCCAAACGAAATCGACAGGGCTGAGTCGAATTGCTTTGCGGTACCGAAAACCGGTGGTAGTTAGTACTCGTCGCTTCGGCGACACAACAGAAGAGGGAGCATGTCGAGCGACTGTCACATCAGCGTGGAGCTACAGGCCATCTTGGAGCGCGTGTTCGAAAGCATCGACGCCGAGTTGAGCGACGAGGAGTTTGACGCTCAGGTAGACGAGATGAACTTGGATGCCGATATCTCGGAGTGCTTCAACGGAGAGGGACTACGTGGCCGCTGAGCAGACGCCAGGCAGAGCGTGCGCCTGTGGATGCGGCAAGTCCATCAATCACATGGCGGGGCACGCTCTGTACGCGCCAGGCTGCTACGACGCCGTTCATGCGCGACGCAAGGCAGAACTCCAGATAGTCAGAAGGAAGTCTCGCAAGGATGGCACGTACGTCGCGCCAGAAATCAAGAAGTGCGAGACGTGCCCCACCATGCTCACGGGACGCGTTCAAGGGGCCAGGTTCTGTAAAGTCTGCATCGTCGAGAGGCGCTTCAAGGCCAGGTGGGCACTCGACCAGGGCATAAACAGGAAGTCCCAGAACATTCGCCAGCACCTGGTTCGAAACAAGGTTGATGGGTCGGGGCTCGAAGCGCGTCAGCCAGAGCCCAAGTGCAAGGTGTGCGCAGGCATGAGTTGGGCCATAGCTGTGGACAGGGAACAGGACCCCATGTCTGGTCCTCAGACCAAGCCTAGGCCGGTAGGATTCGAGATGTGTGGGCGAGTGCTATGCCGAGGATGCGGCGCCGTGGGCGATGGGCGGGACGCGCCATTGCCCGATCGGAACCTGTACGGACAGAGTTCCATGGCGATGGCGTCTGACACGGGTAGGCTGTATGGGTATGCGCCAGCCACAAACGCCAAGGGCACTGGGCTAGAGAACAGAAACCGTGTGAGGCCAGGGGGCAGGGCTGGAAGAGTGAGAGGGAACGACAATGCGGATGATACAGCTGACTCAGGGTAAGGTCGCCTTGGTTGATGATGAGAATCGAGATTGAGCGATGAGGACTGTCAATAGCTTGGCCCTGGTCGACCTGAACACGATTGTGGTCAGAAACTATATGGGGTCAAAAGGTAAAGAGGTTGGGTACACGGAGGAGACGACACTCGGTGAGTTGTCACTGATACGGCAGTCATGCGAGCACACTATCATCTGCATGGATCGGCCTCCCTATTTCAGGAAAGCCATCTATGAGCCGTACAAGGGAAGCCGCGAAGTAGACGAGACACTGAATCTGATCAAAAAGAACATACGACGTTCGCTAGACCTTCAGGGGTATGTCGTTGCTCAAGCCGAGGGCTTCGAAGCCGATGACCTGCTAGCTACGCTAGCCAAGGTTTGCTACGACGTGTGCCCAGACATACGACTCATTACGTCGGACAAAGACGCAGTGCAGTGCCTTAACGACAGGGTTAAGGGGTTTGACCCTAATACGGGCAACATGCGAGACGTCGAATGGGCGTACAAAAAATACGGAGTAGAGCCGAAGGACATGGCGCTGTACCAGGCCCTGGCCGGAGACAAGAGCGACGAGTACAAGGGCATCCCGTCGTGGGGTCACGTCGAGGCCTCGCTGTCCATCCAGCGCTACGGCGACCTGGCGGGGATGCGGAAGGAGTTGGCGCGGAAGATTCAGGAGAGCGACGACACGCTCAAGCCCATCAACAAGAAGTGGGTGATGTTCATGCAGCACCAGGGGGAATTGGATACGTTCCTGCAACTGGCCACTCTGCGCACCGATGCTCCGCTGGATGTGGAGGCGCTGCTCGATCCGAAGGGCAAGCACTTTGACGCCGAATCGGTTGTGAAGGTGGTAGAGTTGGACACGCAGAATGCGCCGGCACCAGAAGAATTGACAGAGGAGGTAGAGGCTATGGCAGAACGCACAATCGAAGACGCTGCGCGCGAGGGGCGGGAGGCCATCGCAGAGGGCAGAATCAATCACCTGGGCAAGGAGCAACAGGCCATGCATGACGCTGAGAAGGATGACACAGACAAGAACGCCAAGGGCCTGGCCCTACTTCGCAAGCCGTTCCCCGAGCACCAGGTGGGCAAGCTACCCAAGGGCACCAAGACTCAGAACGAGTGCCCTGCGGGAGAGAAGAGAAACTGCACCGTGTGCGGCGGATGGCATCACCCTCGGGTCGTGCACCTGGACTATGTGGGGCATGCCGCGCTGACGAATAGGCTGTTGGACGCGGACCCGACTTGGGATTGGCAGCCGTTAGCCCTCACCCCCGAGGGCTTGCCCAAGTTCGACGCGAGCGGCGGACTATGGATCAAGTTGACCGTGTGCGGAGTCTCTAGACTGGGTTACGGCCATGCAGAGACCAAGGGTCACATGGACGCCGGGGCTCGCGAGAAGGTCGTAGTTGGCGATGCGTTAAGAAACGCGGCCATGCGCTTCGGAGCAGCCTTGGACCTTTGGTCGAAGCAGGACCTAGCCGTTGTCGTGGACTCGTGACGCGATGAAGTGGCCAGCGGACTTGACCAAGCAGCAATGGAGATGCGTGCTGGCCGTGCGTGACTTGACTCGACGGGCCGCTTTCCCGCCCACGCTGTCTAGTCTGTCTGCTCACATGGGCATCAAAGGCATCGGCGCGGTAACCCACGTGCTGCGCTGCAAGGCGCTCGGGTATCTGACCAGCGCTCCGCACAAGGCGCGGAGTTTTAGACTGACTGACAAGGCAATGAGGGCACTATGAAGAATATAGAGTCATTGACGGAGGAGCAGAAGGCTAAGTTCCCGGCGTATGTGCGTGAATGGACGGACATCGGTCTGTGCACGGATCCAGCGGATAGACCGCGAGCTGAGGCCGCCGTGAAGCTGATGTACCGTTGCGCCGGGCTGGCCGAGCCATTGCGCATCGTGTGGTGCGGATCGCCATTCGCGCTGGTCAAGAAGCAAGCGATGGCTGAGACGGGCGTGCTGAACGCTCTGCAATCGCCCGTGGCATCGTCGGCACAGAAGGTCGCCGGTACTGGTGATTGCGTGTATGGGCAGCACGATGCCAACTGGCTCGCGTTCTACGCCTTCATGCGCGACGAGCTGGGTCTGAAGAACCAGACGGAGAAGCTAGCCGGTCTGACCGAGTTAGCCAAGAGTGCCGGATGGGCGTTGCCGTACGAGCGAGCCTGCTACGTGAGCGAGCGCCATGATACGGTCAAGAAAGACAACGCCGGGCGCCTGCATTGCCTGGAAGGGCCAGCCGTACGCTACCCCGATGGCTGGGGCGTGTACGCCGTGCGCGGAATGCGCGTGCCGAAGGAATGGGTCGAAGGACGAGCAACGCTCGACCCGATGATTGCGCTCACGACGGAGAATATGGATCTCCGGTCCGCGGCGGCTATCCTGATTGGATGGGACCGCATCATCGCGCAGCTGAAGCCTCGCGTGGTGGATACGGACCCGGACCCGTCGATTGGAGAGCTGTTAGAAATTGACCTGCCCAATGAGCCTGGGCAGAAGTTTCTGCGGGCTCGATGCGGCACGGGTAGGACGATAACTCTTAGGGTACCTCCGACGATGCGCACAGCACTCGACGCAGGGGCTTGGACGTATGGGCTGGAAGGCAAAGACTACAACCTGGAAGGAAGGACCTGAATTATGAATGAAGCAATCAAGCAATACGCGCAGGGTGACGTGATGTTCAATCGCGCGGAGAAGGTGCCGGAGGGCTACGCGCCAGCCAAAGCGGACAAGAGCCGGCGGCACGTGTTGGCGCACTCCGAGACCGGGCACCATCACGTCGTGGATGCCAGCGGCGTCATCTACTACGAGGGCCGCGACCCGTTGGTGGCGTACCTCAGGCTGGAGTCAGTGGATCACGCAGACGTGATCCACCTGCGCGCGCACGACACGCACGCTACGGTGCGGTTGAGCGGCGGAGCCGGAGCCATCTACGAGGTGCGCAAGCAGCGCGAGTTTGACCCGGCTGGGGAACGAAGGGCGGCTGACTGAATGCTCGGCCTAGCGAGCGTCTACTGTCGGCGCTCGCTAGGCGCCGTGGATGACGGCAAGCGCGTCTGGGATGCAGTCAGGGGTGCCGTCGGGGATGACGCCTGGGGTGCCGTCTGGGGTGCCGTCGGGGATGCCGTCGGGGGTGCCGTCTGGGGTGCCGTCAGGGGTGCCGTCTGGGATGACGTCTGGGATGTCGTCGGGGATGACGTCAGGGATGCCGTCTGGGATGACGTCGAGCAGGAGGTGCGCCGTGGATGACGGCAAGTGCGTCAGGGATGTCGTCTGGGGTGCCGTCGGGGATGCCGTCGGGGATGCCGTCAGGGATGCAGTCTGGGATGTCGTCGGGGATGACGTCTGGGGTGCCGTCAGGGGTGCCGTCAGGG